GTCTCGCTTTCATAGCTATATTCGGCATTAGGTAGTAGGAGAACGCTATCACTCGTCGTCATTGCAACCGTTCGGGAAAAACCTTGGGCCTCCATTTTTTGGTGAAGCTCATCGTAATCAGCATCCTGAGAATTTCTCAATTCGACACGAACACTAAATTTTGCCATTTCTTATCCTTGCGGGCTGTGTGAGAGTTGTCAGCATACCATTGAGCCTGATGTGGCGAAATGACAGGCAAATCAGGGTGCGGTGATCCCCCTCTGGGTTTTGGGTCCTTCCTGAGACTTTTGTAAGGCACGGGCATTGCGCGCCGCGGTGTTTTTGTAGCTACAACTTTTTATTTTGTGTCCCATGTCCCACCTCAAGGGATCTCCAGCCACGCCAGAGCCAGCGCGGATTATTCCATTTATTCCAGTGGGACATTCGTGTGGGACATTGCGAAAATGTCCCAGGTAAATGTCCCAACTCCAAAATGTCCCAGGTGATGTCCCATGACCATGATGAATCAGAGCCAGTATGCGCAGCACTCAGGCGTCGATCGCAAAACGATTGGGCGCTGGATTAAAGCCGGTCGTTTCATCGTGATGGACGGTGACCTGATTGATGTTGAAGCGAGCGATGCCGCACTGAAGAAAAGCCGTGACGGAAAGGATCCGCGCGCATCGAACGCGAAGAAAAAGAAAACGCCGGCGGTCGTTGATGATGTCGGTGATGAAATTGAAGACACAGCCAGAAAAATTATCCTTACCGAAGGTGCCGATCTTACCCGGGAGGAAGCCGCGCGGGTGCGCGAAAACTATATGGCTCTGCTGGCCAAACTTCAGTATGAAAAAGACAGTGGCCAGACGATTGAACTGGTCGCCGCCGAGGAGATTCTTTTCAACGCCTTTCGCCAACAGCGTGATGCCTGGATGAACTGGCCTTCCCGGGTGGCACCGCTTATGGCCGCTGATCTGGATGTGCCGGCGGACAGGATGACAGAGGTGCTGATCGAACATGTCCACAAACATATCTCAGTCCTCGGAGAGCCAGAATTTAACTCAGCTGAAGATTGAACGACTTCAACTGAGTGTCAGAAAAGGATGGACGCCACCGCCGCGTATCAGCGTTCCGCAATGGGCGGATGACTACCGGAAGCTGGCTAAGGAGGCCGGGAGCACGTCAGGGAACTGGGAGACCTCGACTGTAGAAATTGCCCGTGGTCCGATGCTGGCGGCGACTGAATCCGGCGTGCATGTCGTCACGGTGATGTGCTGCACGCAGCTGATGAAAACGGCATTGCTTGAAAACCTGTTCGGCTATTTCGCTCACCTCGACCCGTGCCCGATTTTGCTCCTGCAGCCGAAAGAAGAGGCGGCAGAGCAGTTTTCAAAAGAGCGTATCAGCCCGCTGGTGCGGGTGACGCCGGTACTGCGGAAAATCATCGGCGACTCAAAACAGAAGAGTTCGAAAGAAACCATCCTCTACAAAGCGTTTACCGGCGGATTTCTGGCGCTGGCCGGTGCCGGTAGCCCCGACAACCTGGCGCGCCGACCTATCCGCGTACTGCTGGCGGATGAGGTGGATAAATACCCGATTACCCGCGAGGGGGATCCGATCACCCTGGCGGAGGAACGAACCGCAACGTTTGGCCTGACCTGGCTTTCCGTCCGCGCCTGTTCTCCGACCGTTGAGGATGAAAGCCGGATTGCTGACAGCTATGCCGAATCTGATCAGCGCCGGGCCTCTGTTGTTTGTCCGCACTGTGGGCATCGGCAGTTTCTGGATTTTTTCAAACACGTTCAGTGGCCGAAAGAGGGTGATAAACACCTGACAAAATCAGCCATGATCCACTGTGAATGCTGCGGTGCCGGCTGGTCTGAAGGTGAGCGCCTGCGCGCATTACAGACTATCCGCTGGCATCAGACCCGGCCGTTTGAGTGTTGCGGTTCTCGCCACTCCCCGTTGCTTGAGTACGATCAGGCCTGGCGGGCGAATGATGAAAATAGCGTGGCTGCTGTCTGGAAATGGTCCGAATCACCGCGGCATGCGGTCTACCGGGCGATTTGTCCGGATTGCGGAAAAGAGGCTGTCGATAACCACCATGCCGGCTATCAGGCTTCCAAACTGTTCAGCCCCTGGCAGAAAGATAAACCGTCGGATATCGCGGGAAAATATATCAAAGCGAAGGGGGATCCGGATAAAGAGCAGGCCTGGTGGAACACCCAGATGGGATTGCCACACAGACCCAACCACGGCAAACAGCTGCCGGTTGATATTCTGCTGGCGCGTCGTGAAGTCTTCCCGGCCATCGTTCCTGATGGCGTGGCTTTGTTAACTGCAGGCGTAGATACCCAGGATGATCGCTTCGAAATCACGATCACCGGTTGGGGGAGGGATGAGGAATCATGGTCGGTTTCCCACGATGTGATTTATGGCGATCTGGAAACGGATGAACCGTGGAAACGACTCGATGCATACCTGAAACAGATCTGGCGCCGGGGTGATGGTCGTGGACTGAACATCATGGCGACATGCATGGACTCCGGCGGCCACCACACGCAAAAGGTCTACGAATTTGCTAAGGAGCGTTTGGGACGTCGTGTCTGGGCGATCAAAGGTGAGTCTGCTCAAAGCGGCAGGCGTAACCCTGTCTGGCCGACAAAGCGCCCGACATCGAAAAGCAAAGCCAGTTTCCGGCCAATTATCATCGGTGTGAACTCTGCCAAGGATGTTGTGCGTGGTCGCCTCCACCTGGACCCTCCCGCACCGGGCGCAGCCGCAGCGGGTTATATGCATTTCCCTGATGATCGGGACCTGGGATATTTCAATCAGCTATTGGCCGAACGTCTGGTTTACAAAGTGACTGCAGGCCAGCGCTTCAGTGTCTGGGAACAGATACCGGGGCGGGCGAACGAAGCGCTCGACTGCCTGGTTTACAGCTACGCCGCACTGTGTGGACTCAAGCATATGGGGTTAAAGCTCAACGTCCGGGCCGCAAACCTTGAAGCCAACCCTGAAAAATTCCTGCCGGCACCTGCCGTACCAGAAGAAAAAATCAGCTATGAGTTACCCGGCGCCATCATTGTTGAACAACCAGATGAAAAACCAAAGCGAAAGCGGATCTCACAACTTTTGCCATAAGGAGGTCCCGTGTCACAAATAACAACATTACTGACTGGAATGAGTAATGAACAACTAAAGGCGGCGCTTAGTCAGGCACAGCAGGCATATATCGACCTGTCAACAGGTGCAAAAGGCATCTCTTTTTCGTACACGCAAGGTGACGGGACCCGAACGGTAACCTATCAGCAGACAAGTCTTGGTGATTTGCTGGCACTGATTCAAACGATACAGGCAATGCTTGGGATCTCCAGAAGGCGTCCAATACGAGTGAGGTACTGATGGGTGTACAAATCTTAGGGGCTGACGGACGTCCTTTGCCGCCATCTACTCAGAAGATGAAGTACGGGGCGCTGTCAGGAAGTGGCAGAGTTCCATACGACGCGGCGGACTCCTTTAGCGATCAAATGGCCAACTGGCAGCCTGCTCTGTGGTCACCAGATAATGAAATTAATATCTATCGTGATCGCATTGTGTCTCGCATGCGGGACCTTGCTCGTAATGACGGATGGGCCTCAGGGACAATAACCCGCGTTTTGGATAATGCCGTTGGTGCGAATTATCGCCCTATCTTTAAACCCGATTATCGGATGCTGCGACTTATCACGGGCAATAAGGCGTTTGATGCCACCTGGGCGGATGAATATGGAAAGGTGATTGAAGCGCACTGGCGATCATGGGCAAATGACCCTGGCCGCTATTGTGATGTTGAGCGAAAACAAACAGTGTCTCAGATGTTACGGCTGGGTTTTCGCCACAAGTTGCTCGATGGCGATTCGTTATTAGTTCTTCAGTATCGACGCGACCGTTTAGGCCCCGGACGCGGACAGTATGCCACGACGGTACAGGTCGTCGATCCTGACAGACTCAGTAACCCACAGCAGAATTTCGACATGCCGAATATTCGTGGTGGCGTGGAGATTGATGCCGATGGGGCTCCTGTCGCTTACCACATTCGCGAAGCGCATATTGGCGACTGGTGGAGTGGCGCGAAAACCATGACATGGCAGCGCATCCCTCGTGAAACATCGTGGGGACGTCCGATAGTGATCCATGATTTTGATATGGAAAGGGGGTCGCAGCATAGGGGGATAGGAATACTGGCCCCTATAGTACAGCGCCTGAAAATGCTGATTAAATATGATGAGTCTGAGCTTGAGGCGGCAATTCTGAATGCCATCTTCGGTGCTTATGTTGAATCACCATATGATGCTCAGATGGTGTCTTCAGCCCTTGGTGATACTGGCTTTGGTGATGGTGATGAACTGAGTGCATATCAGACTCAGCGAACTGAATATTATCAGGATAAACGCCTTAATCTTCAAAATGGCGCCCGAATCCCTCATCTTTTCCCTAATGAAAAAATAGTGACTCTGGACGCAGCTCGTCCAACCAGTAATTTTGACGGGTTCGAGAGCGCCGTATTACGGAATATTGCGGCTGCTACAGGGTTATCCACCCAGCAAGTTACTCAAGACTGGTCGGATGTTAACTATTCATCTGCGCGTGCAGCCATGCTGGAAGCCTGGAAAACGCTAACTCGTCGCCGTGACGATTTTGCAACCGGAACCGCTCAACCAGTCGCTTCTGCATTTGTAGAAGAAATTCATAGTATTGAATCGTTGCCTTTGCCTTCCGGAGCGCCAGATTTTCTTGAGGCCAAAGCGGCATATTGCCGTGCGCGATGGATGGGGCCGGGACGTGGATGGGTGGACCCGGTTGCTGAGAAGAAAGGCGCGATCCTCGGGCTTGATGCCGGTCTGTCCACCTTGGAAATGGAAGTGGCTGAAAACGCCGGCGAAGATTGGGAAGAGGTGATGGATCAGCGCAAACGCGAAATCGATGCCTGTCTGGAGCGTGGTCTTCCATTACCCAGTTGGGCGCAGGCAGATCAATTCGCCAGCGAGACAATTAAAGACCCGGAGGAAAAGTGAATCTACCTCATCTGGCTCAGCGGCTGTTTAATACGCCGCTGGCTCTTCATCCGAATAAAGCCGAGGTCATCATGGCAGCGGTCATGGACCGGTTTGGTATCAGCAGAATCGAATCCTCTCTGGCGATGGAAGACGATGACTGGTACGGCTACGACGACAAACGTGGTCGGGAGTCAAAACGCGACCCCGGATATGACAACGTGGCCGGGGTCGCCGTGATCCCCATCTGCGGTACGCTGGTTCAAAAACTGGGAAGTCTGCGACCCTATAGTGGCATGACCGGTTATGACGGCATCCGCCAGTCATTTCTGACCGCGCTGGCCGACCCGGAAGTTAACGGCATCTGCTTGGATATTGATTCGCCCGGCGGTGAAGTGGCCGGGTGCTTTGATCTCGTGGATGAAATCTACAACGCCCGGGGCACGAAACCCATCCATGCCATTCTGACCGAAAATGCGTATTCCGCAGCGTATGCGATTGCCAGCGCGGCTGACCGTATTTCCGTTCCCAGAACCGGCGGTGTGGGTTCAGTCGGCGTCATCACCATGCACCTGGACTGGACGCAGCGAATTAAAGACGACGGCCTGAAAGTGACGATCATTACCTTCGGAAGCCGTAAAGCCGAAGGTTCCCCTTTGCGGGAGCTCTCTGAAGAAGCCTTCAATGCCATCCAGCAGGACATTAACGCGATGGGGGAATTGTTTGTGAATACCGTCGCCAGAAATCGCGGGATCAGCGCGAAGGTGATTAAAAGTACTCAGGCTGCCTGTTTTATGGCTGCTGATGGTGTGGAGCTTGGACTGGCTGATGAGGTATGCCCTCCGGATGCTGCGTTCAGACATTTACTTGAAAAAACAGGAGCCTGAAATGGCAAAGAAACCGTTTAGTTTTGCCCACCTTATCGGATTTGGCGCGTCGGCTTCCGAAGAGGAAGACGATAAAAAGTCCAAAAAGGCGAAAGCCCGTCGTGCGGAAGAAGACGAGCGCGATGATGATGCGGAAGACGATGAGCGTGACGACGACGCTGAAGAAGACGAACGCGACGACGATGCGGAAGATGATGACGACGATCCGGACGCTTCCGAAGAGGATGATTCCGACGATGACGACGACCGCAAAGAAGGCAAGGCGGCCAAAAGTGCCCGCATTGCTGAGCGTAAACGTTGCGCCCGCATCTTCGGCAGTAAGCATGCCGCGGCCAATCCGTCACTGGCCGCTTCACTCGCATTCAACACAGGGATGAGCGCTGCCGCCGCTATCGACGTCCTGGCATCTACCGCGCCAGCCACTCAACCCCAGGCGACGCGCAA